GTGAATTAATTTCAGTTACTAAAGTTTCAGTATTATAATTTTTAGGAGGCAATACTATATTGGTTGTCCCATTTACGCTTCCTTGAATCTGTAGTTCATTATTATTATTTGTAATATTATAAAATGCCACTGGTATTTGACATGCTGTTAATCCAATTAAAATATGCGTGTCTGGTGGGCATTGAATAATATTATCTAAATAAAATAAACAATTTGAATTATTGCTTCCATTTTGAACAACTGATGCTTTTGATGAATCTAAATATATTGATACTGAACCAATATGTGTATCGTTTAAACTATGATTAGGCATATTTATATATTAGATATATATTATTTAAACACATTGGGCATTGTTGGCTGATAAAAATAATTTGGTTGCGTTGGGATGGGTGCTGTTTGAGTTATTAAACCATCTTCATTTCGGATTACTACTGGGTCACCCACATGGCGTTTTACGTATTCTAAATCTACTACTCTATCGGCTAAAAACATTTGCCCATCATATGACGCCCTTGGGTCAATAGGTCGAGGAGCGACGCCTACTATTTGGAGGTTGCGGACTTCTACATTGTTCATCGGTTGTTGTTCCATGTTTATATATATAATTAAACATTTTTTTTAGTTTACTTTTTTTCTTTCTAAATTTAAATTTTACTTTGAACTTTAATTTAAATTTAACTTTAAACATATATATATATATATAATATCTTTTTTGGACTTCATCCAATTATTTAAAAAATGTAAGTGACTTAAAGACATAATTTAACCCCTTTAAAAGTCATCTTCAATCTTAAACACATGTTCCTTTTCTGCTTTACTATATTGACTTACTCTATGTTCAAAGAAGTTCGTTTTTGATTCTAAAGATATTGCTTCCATAAAGGGGAAGGGGTTGCTTGAGTTATAAAGTTTTTCATATCCTAACCATTTTAGATAAAAATCTGCGAGATATTCGATATATTGACTCATAAGTTCTGCGTTCATTCCTATAAGGTTACATGGTAAAGATTCATTTATAAATTCCTTCTCAATGTCAACCGCTTTTTTAAACATGTTGTGAATCTCTTTTTGTGTAAGTTTATTTTGTAATTTAGAATAAAGTAAAATACCAAACTCAACATGCATACCTTCGTCACGTGCAATAAATTCGTTAGCCGTGCATAAACCGTTAAGAACCTTGGAACCGCCTTTAGTTTTGTTCCAATAGATAGCGCAAAAACTCCCTGAAAACATGATACCTTCAAACAGAATATAAGCCATCAATCTGTATTTAAATTTACAATCACATGTCATATATTTCAATGCGTAATCATACTTTTTTTTAATAACTGGCATGGTTTTAATTGAATTAAAAAGTTGTTCTCTTTCTTCTTTTTTAGGAATCATAGAATCTAATAATAAACTATATGTCTCATTATGAATAAATTCCATGTAGTTTTGGAATGAATAAGTGGCCTGAATTATAGGGATGTCAATATCTTCAATAAATCGTGTTGAAATATTTTGGCTCACGATTCCGTCTGCTCCTGCAAAGAATGCTAAGATATGAGAAAAAAAGTGTTGTTCATTGGGAGTCATTGATTCATATACCTTTTTATCCATGGAATAGTCAATCTCGGGCGGTGTCCATATTGAAGCCTGTTGTTTCTCATAAAGTTTATACACATCTTGATATTCATTCAATAGTGTATTGAAAACATATGTGTTTTCGTGTTTTTTCAACAATTCTTCTTCATGAGACATAATATATAATCTATATATTTTTATACAACACGATTAATTTCTTCGTTTTGAACGGATTGGAGTTCTAAATCCGTATTCGAGTCACCCCTCGATACCGTCTTGACTTGAATATGTTTGTCACAACAATTGGATGAAGTAACAATGCGGAGTTTATAAATCTTGTAGGCAATGACTGCCAAAACCAATGCCCCCGCTCCCTCGACTGTTTGTGTTGTTAATTGTGAAAAATCCATTATATATATGTTTTAGACTTTTTCTATTATGAAATAGTTTTTGTATGTTCTATACTTTTTAGGGTGTTTCCGTGGTTTAAAATCATTGTATGATATGTTGCCTTTTGTGAATTGGATAATATCCTTTTGTCTTAAAAAACACCTGCTGAATATTTCTACATTATTAATATCAACAATTTTTAGTCTATACATTTTATATATATGTTATATATTATTCTTCTTCTAATCCTTTTTTAACTTTTGTAATACGATTTTTTATTGCTCTTTCATCACCTTGATATTCGTCTGCTAATTGTTTATAAATATCACTTGATTTATAAAACTGTGTCATTTGTGTTCTACTATAGCCCAATGTATCACCTGCAATTTCTAAAATGCTTTGTTGTTGTGCTGGTGTAAAAGCCGTTCTTGTTCCACCTTTTTTAATTCCTCTCTTTTTTTCTTCTTGTTGAATAACTGATTCATCCGCCGTTTTTACTTCTTCAATCAATAGGTCTGCTTTTTCTTCTTCTCGTGGGTCAACACTTGATGACACTCTTGCTGGGTCTTCTTCTGGAATTGTTTCCATTGGTGGGGGTGGGGGTGGTGGTAATGGTGGTGGGGCTGGTGGTTGTTGCGGTTCAACATTTGATTCTTCAAATCCTTCATTATATATTGATTCCAAAGCCAATAACGTTCCTTGATTTCCTGCTATTTGACGTCCTGCATCTTCGATGCCTCCCAATCTGTGATGTATTTTATGTTGTGCATCTGCCATCAATTGCATTCCTTCATATAGGCCTTGTTGCCGTTGACCTAATTTTACCAATCCCCTTTTAATATCTGCTCTAAATTTTTGTTCATCTTCACTTGGTTGTACTGTGGCTGGTTGTGATGGTACATTTACTGTTATTGGTGCTGGTGCTGGAAGGGCTGGTATATTTACTGTTATTGGTGCTGGTGCTGGTAAGGCTGGGGGTGGTGGAACATTAACTTGGGCTGGGGGTTGTTGTAATGCTCTTTGCATAATTGCCCCACCCACTGACCCTAATGCTCCTACAGTCCCCGCTCCTAATGCCGTCCCTGCTCTTAAAGTTGCTCCACCTACCGTTCCTAATGCTCCTAAAGTTGCTCCACCCACTGACCCTAATATATCCATTGTTGATCTGCCTTGTGCTGGTTGTGGTGGATTCATTACTTGTGTTCCTAATTGTGTCAACTCATTTCTAAGGATTCCTATATTGCTGGATAATTCCCTTATGCTTGCCCCTTGTTCTTTGGCTAACTTTTCATACTCTTCTTGTTGTTTGGTTGCTTGTGCTCTAATAGCGTACACATTGTTCAATAAATTTGTGTTCAATTCTGCCTGTCGTGTATTTACTTCTCCACCTCCTCGAATTCGTTGACCTCGTATTGATGCAACTTTAGGTGCAAAACCTCGTGCTGTTTTTGGTGCTTTGGCTTTTGCTTCTCCAATTGCTCTTGATAAATTAATATTCACAGAAATACCACGCTCCCGGGGTTTTTTCTTCGTAGTCTTCTTCTTTTTGTTCTTGTCTTTTTTGTCTTTTCGCTTCTTTTTCTTCACAATAATAACTTCTTTTTTTTCGCTTGCCATTGTATATATATATCATTATTATATAAATTATAATATTATTTCTTGAAAAGATTTAAAATACCGAAATTTATTACTATGTTTTAAAGTCATATCTACCATAAGGTGAGCATATTTCGAATCAAAAACAAAATTGAATAAATCTATACTGTCTCGCTTATGAATGGGGAAAAGTTCATTCGTTATAGCATCTTGCTCTTGCATGGTCTTGGGTCTAAAGAAAAAGGCAACATTTGCATTAGACCTAATGCCCGTGGGTATCATAGTCCATTTTTGAGAAATTATAATACATGTAAGATTTTTATGTCTTCTGTTCTGTAGTATTTTTGTCAGTTTTATCTCATTGTATCGATTTTGTCGAAGTGCTGCCGCAACATCATCCAATATCAATAAATTAAACTTTTTTTCCTCATCTTGTTCACCTTCCATCAATGACGCGTCCAAATGGTCTTCAAGGTCTTCCATACATTCATTAAAATCTTTATATTTTTGTTCTTCTGGAATTTTAAAAACATTTTTCTTAAGTGTATCCGTTGAAGGTGAGCACATTATGATTTTATGGAAGCATTTGCGAAACGATTGTTTATAACCATTCTTACTACCTGTTTTACTTATTAGATTTACAAGCAAGGATGTCTTCCCCGAACCTGAGGAACCATTTATAAGAATCAAACTGCCATTCGTAATTACATCTAATGGCGGAACTATATTTTTACATAGTTCGTGATCGGTGTCCATGGGAACTGCTCCATATGTTATATTATCGTTGGGTATAGTCTTATACATTTTATATATATATAAAATATATAAAAAATATGTTGTTCTGTTTGTGCGAGATGTGTTGGGAACAAATAATAAAATGTTTATGTTGTTTGCTTCTATTTGGTATCCTGTTCTATTGTTTTATATTATATATTTATAGTCAATATGGCGTAAAAAT